GCGTCTGCTTGGTCAATGTCGGCCAGAACTCTGTTTCCGCTTTCATCCGCTTTGATCAGCTGCGATCGGCTGTTGTCGATTCGCTGTATCCATTCATCGAGACTGCTGGTTTTCGTAATGAGTTCGCCCATCGTGTCATGCACTCCAAATCTAATTTCACATCATCTACCGTCATCTGATTCGCAACGCTGCGAATCCTTTGCTCTCTGTCACTCTGCTCGATCTGCCGCCGAGCTTTGTCAATTCTGGCTAGCCACGCTGGCACCTCGTTTGGCTTGCGTGTGTCGAGTTCCAGTCCATTCGGACAGGGCATCGTCGCGCCTGTCCGCATGCCGAGGTGAAATGTGTCTGACGCACAAACACCGTATCCTGTGCCTCGGTCAACGTCAGCAACCCATCGATACCATTGGGAATACGTCCAGTTCATGCAATGATCTCCAAATGAGCCCGTCGCGGGATGAGGCCCCGATCCTCCGCAAGGATTTCCCGCGACGGGGCTCACAATCAATCGAAATCCACATCACCGCTGGCTGTCGTAATCTGTTCAGCTTTCTTCACCAACTCATAAATCTCACGCCGATGCACTGGCATGTCTCGTGGTGCATCGATCCCGATCCGCACAATATTTCCACGAATCTCGATGACCTGTAGACGGATCGTGTCACCGATCATGATTTCTTCGCTCACCTCCCGACGCAGCACCAGCATTCCAGCACCGGCTTTTGGCATCCTTGGTTTCCGCATTTGCGTTTCTCCTGTTGCAGTGTTGAATCAAAACCCGATCGCGTCTTGCGTTGCGGGGATCAGCCGCTGAGCCGTCATGCTCAGGATCGGGATGGAGTGAGTCGCCATTGAAGGCCACGGCACACCGGCTCACTCGCGACGTGTTTCCAGCCTCGGCGAGACAATCTCCGAGACTGCGGCATCAACGCGATGCCGTTGAGGTTTTGAATCTAGATTCCGCACCATCTCATCAACCGTATCGTGCAATCTCCTATCCACTAACTCTCATATCGAAACGCGATCCAGCCACCAAAGCAGCCGATGGCTCGCAAACCACATGCAGCAAAAAACAACTGAGCAGGCAAATTTCTCTCCGGCACATCAACCTCAATTGCAAACCGCTTCTCGCCGGCAAATGTCAGTCGTTCCTGAAGCCGCTCGACCATCTTGCGACCGATCCCAGATCGCACGGCCATTTTGTGTACTGCCAGACGCTCAATGCGGAATGAATCAGGATGCAGCGTATAGATGCAGTATCCGTCGATCGGCCCATCAGCTGCTTCTGCCACAATACCGATGGCATTCCGTTGCTTTAGCTGTCCTTTGATGGCCTGCTCAGACAGGCCACATCGATAATCGGCTTCGATGCCGAGCACTTCCGGCATATCGCGACGGATCAACCAGCGCAGATTGTGCTGTGCGCTCACCGACTTCATTTTTTGCTCCTCCACATGAACATCGAAGCCATCCCAACTCCGCCTGCGACACACATCAGCATCTGCACAAATTCAATCATGTCGGCACCTCGTCTAAGCATGCAAGTGAATCTTTTTGTCGTCCCCTCGATGATTGTGCTACGGCAGACTCACGATTTCTTAAGGCTTGCCGAATGAATTATGTGGCTCATGCTTACTCCATGAAAAAACCCTGCATGCCGTAGAGAGCACGGCAGCAGGGTTAGCAATCCGGTTTCCCGGTTTGTTTTGTCGATTCACGCCGCTCTCTTCAGCGTGGCTCGCAGTCTTGCGTTTTCAGATTGTACTGTCAACGCCTGTTTTTCAGCTTCATCACGAATGGCACCTCTAGTATGTGCTGAGTGTTTCTTCTACAAGATGTAGTGTCATTTGCATCCGATTTCCGCGTAGCGTTTCTGCTTTTGCTCTCGCAATACCTTCGCGTCTGCGATCTGCTGTTTGAGCTTGTTTGCTCTTGCTGTCATCAGATTTAGCTCGTCCAGTGCGTCGTAGTACTGCCGCAGCAACTCATCGGGAAACGTGTTATGCTGCTGGATGTGCTTCAGGATTTGTCGATGCAGATTCTGCGTTTCGGTCCTCTTGATCACCATTCCCACCAGCTCACTGCGACGGGCGAGTGTGTCGCGAGTGATGCCATCATCGAGGATCTTGATTTCATTGCGGAGCACCTCGCACGGATCTGGCTTGCCCGGCCCGTCGTCTGGGACCGGTACAGGAACCTGAGCCAATGCTGATGATGACAGAATGCTTGACAGTACCATGATCACACATGATCTCATTTCAGGTTTCCTTTCGTTGATGTTTTGATCGCAGCCATTCGCGAAACTCTTTTGATCGTCGCAACAATGTTTCAAGATACACATAACCTTCTGGATGTTGTTGCAAATATTCCTTGCAATCCGGAGTCAGCCTAAACCCGACTGGCACTTTGCGCCCCAATGGAGCCGGTCGTCCGATGGTTTTTGTATCATTACTCATTGAACTGATCCGCGGCTTGATGTGCTTGTTTGATCAGATCGAAAATGTGATCAATCGTTCCCACGTGGCCATAGTGCAAACTGTGCAGTTCATTGTTGTCGTCAGGTGCCGGAAGACTCTCAACCCATTCTGCAAGATTCGCAAGTGCTGCTCTAATGCTCGTGACTTGCAAGATATAGGTTTGCACTGACAGTTTGTTTTTTACCGACATTGTCATCACTCCTGTTTGTCATCCCTGTCCGAGCAACCCTTTGTCACTCGCGACAAGCGAAGTATAGCCTTTATCGTCCTTGTGTAAATACACAAGGAGACGTTTTGACAAAATTGTTTTTGGACATTGTGAAAACGCTTGGAACACTGCGGTTATCGTACGGCGAAAGATTGAAGATCAGTCTGCCATTGCCTGACGTATCGCCAGCGATAACCGGCTGCGGTCAATTCCGATCGGAGGTCTGACGGGTCGAGGTTGCGGTAGTATTCACCGTCTCGCAGCTGGCCTCCGTCACAGGAATGGGGCTCCCGTCCAAGTCCGGCACACGTTACGATCAATGCTCCACCAGGCTTGATCCACTCCCGCGATCGTCTGATGATTTGCCGCCAGTTTTCCGTGTGCTCCAAGACCTCACAACAAACGACCAAATCCGCCGGCATCTCCGGCGTGTAATCAATCGCGTCAGTCACCTGATCAACCATCGGCCCTGATGCGCGATCAATGCCCATCCACATTGCATTCGGAAATACGTCTCGCACACTCCCATTGACGTTACGTGAGCCGATCTCGATCACCGTGATTGGCTCATCTGTCGCAAAGTTTGCAACCCATCGTCGAGCGTCAGCGTGCATTGGCGTTTTCCTTCAGTACATAACGGATCGCCGGATTGCGATGTTGGCGATAGTTGGCGGATGGTATGCCTGATTCTGCAATCGCTCTGACAATGGCTCTTAGATTGATCGGAATGCGTCCAGAGTCGATGCCTCGCAATTGTCGAGTGCGATATCGAGACAGTGTACTCGTGGCCGCATCTCCATGGCGCACCCATACCCATCCACAATCGCGACTGATAATCTTTGTGGACCATCGCTTGTGATATTCCCAGTGCCGCTCGGCATGTGGATCTGTTTGTCGATCTGTCACGATGCTGACGAACTGATTGCCAATGTGATCAAGAAGGAAACATGTCTCACGCCAAAACACATATCCGACCGGCCACAGCAGCGCATGCTCGCCAGTTGTCGGAGCCGATGCAAATGTGCGCTCACACAAGTCTCTGGCAATTACGTCATCATCATCCATCCTGCTGACGACCTTGCGCCCCTCTGGCAGCTCCCAATCCTCGCGATACAATCGCCATGCCGCTCGATACACAGGATGCACTTCACAGCCTGTTGACCGAAACAACTCGAGCCGCTCTGCCGTGTGTGGATCGTCTGGATTGATTGCCAGATGCACAACTGGCTTGCGGCTTTGATACGCGAGCGATGGGATGCAGGTGTGCCGCGTGATGTTCAGTCTTCGGCGAGATAGTTCCGCGTCAGTGTATGCCGATTGAATGATCATCAGGTGTGGGATTTGCATTCTGTTGTCTTTCGATGACTCGTCGATGAGTATGCCTCGGACGACGTTTGACTGTGCGATCAGCAGCTTGTGTTTTGCGATATTTTGGCACGTACTGCGTTGACTGTAATTCGGTTTTTGATGGCTCTGGTAACATCGCTTCCAAATAGGCTCGCAAGCCTGCACACCACGCCGACGCAGTGTGATTCATGATCACTGCTTCTTGTGTGCGTTTATGATATTCTTCGGTTGGCATCCGCTTCTGAAATCTTGCAAAAAACGGCCTTGTTCCAATTGGAGTATCACGATGCAGGTTCCCATAGAGCACTTCCCATAAGACCGTGTTGCGGTGCAGATCATGCTCATCGTACATTTGCCTCAATACTGTTTTTTCCACATAGTGTGGCAAGTGCGTTGCGTAATCGTGTGTTGTCGCTCCGCGTGCTTTAAGGATTTGCATTGTGTTATATTTGCGGCGTTGCCAACTATTGGCTTTCGTTTCCATCCATTTGTCCGCGCGTGGCGTTGCAAGATCATCGATTGTGCATTGCTTGATCAAATAAATATCGTCCATCATCCAGACAAATTCGTCATCTATTTCCGCGTGTGTGGCCATCATCCATACTTTCGACAACATGTCTCGATAGCATCGATTTGGCGTCGCCGGCGGTACCCGGCGTTTCGGAATGTAATGTCCATAGTACCACGGGGGCCGATCTCCAATGATCGTGATTTTTGCCTCGCCACTGAAATGCTTTTCCACTGATCTCACAGACCAGCGAATTTCGTCGCCATTTGCCCCACCATGCCAGTATGGCCACACAAATTGAATTGCCCCAGTGCGACGCTTTACCGTGCCACAGCCTGAGCACCGTTTAGCTTGCGGCGTGTAATTGCCGCGCCTCTGTTCCTGCACCCAGAGTGCTTGAGTCTGCTCAAAGAAGTTTCTGGGCCTGACTGGCTCCCATACTGGGCACCGCAAGCACCAGTCAGAAGGTACAATTCCAGGGGTCACAATGCGTGGCGAATCGCAGCCATTTGCGTCGGAACGCTGAAGATCAATCTGGTAATGACATCGTTTGGTGTTCATTACAGTGCAGCGATACTGATGGTTTCTGGAAAGGTAAACTCATAGAATACGGGGCTCGCATTCGAATCGGTGTATTCGTAGTTATATCCTGGGCCGGGACTGAATGTGATCCCAGCATCTGTTTGCGTATTGTGCATGTACAGATAGTTCAGCGTATAACTACCGAAACAATTGAGTGATGTAAGAGCATCCGAAATATACCAAATTCCTCCCTCTGCAAGCGATTCTGCCGGGCCTCCTTCATTGACCCAATAGATTAGCACGTAGATTCGATAATCTGCCGTGTCATTTTTGACAAGCCATAGATACGCGCGACAGTTTGTTGAATTGAATGGTTCTGCGGCGGCGCAACTACTGGAATAGAGAGGGTAAGCATCCGTGCCATATAAACACTCAATGGCGCCCGGAGGTAGCCCGTTCACGTTGATATCATTGAACGCTTTCCCGTTGTTTTCGTTAACCTGAAACGGCCCCTGATAAAATTCATAGCAGCCGCCAGTTTCCGTGTAAATGTCAAACAGATCAGACGGTGGCGATTGATCAACCAAATTCCATGTAATCTCAAATTGCGAAGGCCGATACCCATTTGAACCGTCACAGGCACCGCAATCGCCTGGAGGAATGTAGACTGAGCCCGACGATACAACGGATTGTGATGCCTGCGATGCAGCCGCAGATGAGGCAACAGACTCGGATTGCGGGACAGATCCAGACGGTGCCGATTCCGATGGTTCTCCGCAATGACAGCATCCGATTAGCATAGCTACAAACTCTCAGGAGGTGCCGTATGCGGTTATTGACTGGCCACCGATCCGCTTTCGGAAATCGACCCACCTGGACAATCCGCAGCATACAGTTGCCATTCGCCGTCAATCCATTCTGCCTTGCCGTAGGTGCCGGCATCGACGCTGATATTTTCGAATCGATTCGTAATCGTGATTTTGCGTCCTGAGTTTACCAATCGATCATTGCGACGCACCAGCACCGAGGCTTGTGCTGTCGATGGATCGTCCTTTGTGTCCACTGCAGCATACAGATCCGCGTCGAGAATGACTTGAATGTTTAGCGGCTGTTGTGTTCCAAATGCTGCGCCATAGGCGTGCTGCTTTTGCCAGATCAAGCGACTAACCATATCTGCAAGCTCATTGAGTCTTGCAGCTGATAGCCGCTCTCCTTTCACAAATGGTTCAATTCGCGGTTGCGCGTTTTGCATTACGCGAAGATCCTGCGTAAATCCGTTGATTGAAACGTATAGGCGCCAGTCTTGCTAATGGGCGCATCAAAATCGCCGATGTCATCTCTCCATTGCCAATTCCATCCATACACGCTGCCGCTACCAATCGCTGCACCACCAGTCAGGCTCCATGATGTTTGAGCCTTTTCCAAAAACGTCAATGTCAGCTTCCATGTTGTGAGCCCATCAATTGTCAACGAGGTCGAAGCTGACCGCTCTGCGAACAACAATGTGCCCGTATTGAGCCATTGATTGGTCGCAGGAATTCGAAATGGGACCGAGTTCACTTTGTTGATGCACTCGGCCAGTGTTTGCCACGGTGGATTTCTGACTTGGCTCCATGTTATGACGTGGCGCGTAGTGGTTGTTGGATATGCCGCCGAAACATCTGGAGGCAATTGTGTGTTGTCGCTCAGCCACTTCAGTCCTCGGCTTGGCACCGTGACAAATTCACCCTGTTCCTGTTGCTCATACTCGATGAGGATGTTGTTCTCAAAGGTCATTCGCTTGTAACCGATGGTGATTTTGGCATCGGTGTTGTGCGTCAGATATTGATATTGAGGATTTGTGATATTGGATTGCCGCGGATTTGGAGCAAGTTTTTCGATTTGGAACGTGTCGGCAAACATGCCTGGAAATAACGGCGAGTACTCCATTGGGAAACCAAGTGGCCCGCCGGTGAAAATGCCCTGAAGAAATTGCCAACGATCATCAAACTTGCATACGAAAATCCGACTGAACTGAAAATCGCCATCACGATTCCCGCTTTCAATTGGACTATCTTCGTGCTCTACAAATGGCACCGAAATTGACATTACGCAAGCCCCAGATTGATATTATTGATTCCGTTTGCCATCTGCTGCTGAGCGATCAATTGCTGTTGCTGAACATCCAGCGTTTTTGATGCAAGATTGATTTGTTTGCTAAGTGCGGTGTCCCGCAGGCTTGCGAACAGAGCCTCGGCTGAAAATGTTCGCGATTCTCCACGTCGCACTTGCTCACGCATGGCGGCGAGTCTTGGTGAACGTTGTAACTCATTTTGCAAGACTGACAGGTCCGGCCCTTGCGCCTGCGGCTGTGCTTTTTTTGCTGCCTCTTCTTCTTTGATCTTTCTTGCCACCTCAATTTCCGCTCGGATCTTCTCTGATAATGTCATCCCGGCGTCGCCAGACTTTACGTCAGGCATTTCGAACTGCGCAAACTCTCGCAATGGCTGCATCGCCTCTGGGCCCGCCTCCAGACCCATCAGCAGCTTCATTCTTTCAATGCGAATTCCAAGATTGTCTACCATCATAGTCGCATTATCAGTAATCCACTTAAATGCAGCCGCTGCAACTGATTGCATATCGCTGAATGCGGTTTTGAACACGTCTGCCATGTGAGTTGCTGTGACCCCGATCACAATGCCGACGCCTTCAAACTTCTCCTGTGTTTCAGTAAACCAGTTTTTGACCGCGTCTTTCATTGCTCCAAATGCAGATTTAATGTTTTCAGTGCGATCAAATAATGACCTCGCAGATTCAATCAATTTGTTTGCTTCTGGCAGCAATTCTGTTCCGATTGCAATTGCCAACAGTTCGATTTCACTACGCAGTTTTAGAAATTGCCCGCCAGTCGTTTTGCTCATCCTGTCATTCATGTTTGCAAATCGACCGCCTGCAGATGTCGCGTCAACAAATGCCTGCTTGACTTCCGCCACTGAAATGAGCCCTGCCTCCATCCTGGCTTTCAGCACCATCATCGACTCGCCGGTTCTTTTGCTGATTTCCTGCAATGGATTAAAGCCTGCATTGATCATCTGATTGAGGTCTTGACCCATCAATCGACCGGCGCTAGCCATTTGCCCGAACGCTCTGGCCATGCCTTCTAGCTTCTGCGCATCACCTGCCGCAATATCTGTAATCCTCGCTAGTATTGGCACGACCTCGGTGCCTGCAACACCAAAATTCAGAAGCATTTTTGCTGCGTCTGATAGTTCGCGCATGCCGAACACGGTTTTCATGTCCAGCTCTCGCATCGACTCAATCATTTGCTTTGCGTCTGATGCCGACCCAAGCAATACCTCGAAGGCAATTGCCGTTTGCTCTGCTCCGGCTGCAAGACTCATCATTTTGGTTGCAGCTGTGCCGGCACCAATGCCCGCTAGTACTGATCCAAGGCCGCCTAGACTGAAGCGAACGCTCTTCAGCCGCGTGACTAGCGATGCTGCAGATGTGGTCGTGCGGTCAAGTGCTTTGCCGGCTTCTCCAGCCTTGGTCTTGACTTGGCTCAATCCATCGGCGGAAAACACGACCTGTGCTTCTTGTACGGTGATCGCCATCAGCTTGGCCTCTTCTCAAAGATATCCTCTGGACACCATGCGCCAGCCGCGACGAGTACTTGGTACATCGTCATACGTCCGATTTCATCAAAGGTCCAACCGTACTTCTCTGCGACGTTTCTGAACACCATTGCCCACGGCACAGTCCTACGCGTTATTGGCCCGATGCCGCCGTTGCCGTCGGGCCATTTGAGTTTCCCAGTTCTACCTTTTCCTCAATGCGATGTATGGCATTGACGACCTCACCGACATCGCCAAACCAGTCAATGAAATCGGCCCCAAGTTGGATTCCCTGATCGATTGGCAGATCCTGCGGAAACTCGGTTGCGTGATGCGTTCCCATTGCTCTCCAGATTGACCATGCGAGCCCTCGCATCGACCGGTCAAACCTGTCTTCGTCAACCATTGTCGCAATCAAAGGTCGCGATGCAGTGTCAGCAGCGATTTTCAGCGCCATCTGCTGCGTGTTCCGGTCTTTAATGCCATCAATGCCTGCGTACGGATTGCCGACGCGAGCCAGAATGGCCTCCTCTTTTTTTGCATAATCGGCCAGTGAGCGAACTTCAAGCCGATACTGTTTGCCATCTTTGGATAGCTCTACGGTACGTCTACCGCAGAGATTAAATAATCCATCCGCCATTGGTTACCTCAAATCAGGACAGCGTAAACGCTCCTGCTCCCGTTGGAATGCCTTGAAAATCAAACGTAAAGTCACAAGTCACAGGCTCGCCGGAATCTGCATCAAATGTGATGTCACCGACATCTGTGACCATGATCGTTCCAGTGATGGTATCGCTGCTTGCGGTGCCGTGTAGCACGACAGAATATTCTGTGCCCATGACAAACGGCATTGTGCCACCGTCATGAATCATGACCGTCGCTGACCCTGACCAATCTTTGACGCCAATCGTGGTCTTTCGACCGCCGCTTGTGCTGTTGCTCGCGTATCTGCCCTTGGCTGCGGTGCCTTTCACGGTCCACTTCCCGGTATGGTCAACCGCAGTTCCTGATTTTTTTAGGGTCATTGTATTGCCGGTGAGAGGTGTCCCTGCTGGCATTTTGATAATCCTTTAGTGATAAATTGAATGAAATACCAAGTGCCATTATTTTGCTGTTTCACTGGCATTGATTGCGATTCGCAAATTTGTCGCGCTAGTCGCAATACCAATCACAGTGATGAAATCGCCTGATGCGAGATCGGCATACGGAGCCAACCCGCCGACCGTAGTAGATACACACACCACATCTCCAGCCGCAAAGGCAGAATTGAACGTCAAACTGCCTCCTGTTGCATACTTCAGAGGCTGGCCATTGGCCGCACCATGCAGTGCGATTCCAGCACAAACGCTTGACGCCTGTGCGTCTGCATCACAGCCTTTCAGTTTGCTGCTGTCTGCCGTGTCGATATACACTGCTTGGCCGGCTGTAACAGTTGCGCCAGCAATGCCTTCGCTGATGGATGTTGTCGATGTCTTGACCACGCTCGCGGCTGTCACCGAATAATCTGCCATTGGTTAGACTCCAGTATGATTGATTTCAAAACTCACTGTATGATCCCAAATCCCTGTCGTTTCGTCCTGAGTGGCGCTCAATCCGATCGACCGGCAAAATGTGATCGACGATCCTGACCCGGTAAACGTTGCCGCGTCCCATGCCCTTTCCAGTTTTTGTGCAGTGCCCTTAGAACGATCATAATCTATGGACAGCACTGACATCTTTACCTGTGATTTCCAGCCTCGCCCGCTGTTCGTTCGCCAGTGTGGATCAGATGCAATCTGGAACACGGCACAATCATCAAAACGCCCATCAGAATCGTCATCCGATTCCACTGACTCGTTGATCTGCTGTATCTCACTCGAAACACGTTCTGATGGAATCATGGCCGATACAGCATCCGTATCTCGCCACCATTCCATCAGACATTGATCGAGACCTGTTGTCACTTCACGACCGCCTTTTTACGTCCGCCTCTGTTTGCCTGCTTCAATTCACTGCCGATAAGTTTTCCGAACTGATCTTTGTTGTTTTCCACTGACGGCTTCAAAAAGGGTCTACCCTCGCCATCTTTTCGAAACTCCCACATGGCCATATAGGGCGCAATTTTTTTGTCAACGTACACACGACTTTCTAGCTTTTTGCCTTTCAGCCTCAATTGAGCTTTGATTGACGATCGGCCTTTTCCGCTTCGCAGTTTTGGCGGCTCTCCCGGCCTGCTCGCGCCTGCTTCCGCAGATGCTTGCGTTACTGTGGCCGCAGAAATATCTACCGCTCCCACTAGATCCAGCTGTGTTCTTTGTCGTTGCTGAGCCCTTAGTACTTTCCTTGCGTCAATCTGTCTTCGCTTTTTGTTCTTTCGAATTTGTGTCCTTAGTTTTTTTACCGCTCGAAGTGTCTTTTTTACTCGCTTGACTGCCTTGCGAATTCGCGTTTTTGCCAGCAGTTTACGTTTGCGTCGTGCCATTCCGTTTTCTCTTTGCTGGCAAGCTCACAAAATACTTTCTTCCAATCGCTTTGCGGCGTTTGTCAAACACTGCCTATTGACGTGCGGTGATTCGTGTTCTCGGCCTTTTAACATACTTACGACTCACCGCCTCCTTTGAAATCGCCTGCAGCTTCAACGCAGCCTGTTCAAGTGCGTCCGCTGTTTGCTTTTCCAATTCCCTCATCATCTGGATCGTTCGATCAATTCGCTTTATGCTCATGCGTCCGCCCTTGTGCAGATCAGATATGGCAATTCATCGCGATTGAATCCTCGCTCAAGCCGCTCTACCTGAAACGCTCTGCCAGATGAGTCAGTCAACGTCGTGTCAGTATCTAGTTCTGGAACCGTTTCCAGTACGCAATACCATTCCCCCTGCATTGATCTGCGCCTGTTGCTTACGTCAATCTCTGCTGATGATTGAAACCACTGGCAGCGATATGACGTTGACACCTGCTCCGGCGTTGACGCATCGACTCCACTAGGTCGTTTGTGCTTCACTTTTCTTACCACTTTGAGCGTATCCGACAGCTGCAGATGGCAATGTGATCGTTGCAGTGCCGTCTCTGCAGGATCTGTATAAAGCACTCGCCATGTCATCGTGACTGATCCGCGTTTAATGCGAAACAAGTCCCCTTGTGTTGTCGAAGTGCCTTTTGCCAGTGTCCACACGAACGCTCGCCTGATCGTTTGCAGATCTGGCTGCTCGATCAGGCGCACCGTTCTTGGAATTCCAGATGTCTGGCCATATGGCGTCCATGTTGCCTGCTCACCGAGTTCATCGGTGCACAGGATTGCAGACGCATCATGGGCCATCATCTCGCGTAAATTCATCGACTCTTCGCCTGCTGCTCTGGCATTTCCTCGCGGCTGATCTCCGCAAGATATTTTTTCCCGATCAGATCGATGACGACCTGCTCCAGTTTAGCTTCCACTGCGGATGATGCCTGTAAGTCAATGCGTTTTGGCTGTTCACCAATTTCCAATTTGCCGACCTTTTTATCGTTAGGCTTTTTTTCGCCCACGCGAAACGCAAACACCTCACCAGATGCCGCCGGTCCTTTTGTTACTGTGATGCTTTTCAGTGCCATTGTTATGCCTTGTAACTCCGCCGCCAAAAAATGCCACCACCGCATGGCGGATGCGATGGCAGCCACCGGCAGCCGTCGCTGCCGGTGTTGCTCAATTTACACCGCCATTATGTGAATGTGGTCAAAACCGCATTCCACCATGCTCCGTATCCCACGTTGTAACGTGCATAGGTGCCCATCTCCAGGTGCTTCTTGTTGATGTCTTCCGCGCCCTGCACATTGGCGCTGAGAGTCTCGCGAGCCTGGAAAATGAACGGTCGCAGAGGCACATCCACTCGCAACAGATAAAATTTGTCGGTTGCCGGCAGATGCGTGCTCATGACGACTTCCGGACGATCGACGACGATGTTTGAATCGCCGCCACCAATCAACTGCTGATTGAATGCCTTTTTCGCAACAATCTCCAGCTGCCGCGGAACCAGTACAACAAACTGCATTCCGGAGTTCAGGCCGGTAAGCACATCCTCATGCAATGGCTCACCATTGTCGTCTTTGAAGCCCATCATCGCAGATCGTGCTGCTTCATAGGCAAGCAAAAACTCGGTCGTTGTCGGCGTCGTGCCTGTTGCCGCTGCGTAGGTCAGGTCATTGTCCTGCGTGCCGCTGGCACCCCATGAATGGTCCGTGTCGAAGAAATACTGCCCATCGAAACAAGCCGTGCTTTCTCCGTTGACGATGGCCTGCATCAACAGCTTGTCAGCATGCCTCGCAGCACGCTGCGCCAAGGTGGTGATTGCTCCGTCATACATTCCGAGACGATCGTCCGCCACATCCTTCTTCTCGATCATCAATGAGCCTTCCCATTCCTTGTTGGCCAAGGTATAGGTTGCTCCCCGCAGCTTGGTATATTGCCTGTCGCCGAGATATTCCCGGATCGCAGGCATTGCACCAAGAATGCCATATTGCTCATCAGCTCCATCACTTGGTGCAATGGTGCAAATGTTTGGATAAAACAACCGGACGGCCTCGGCCTCACGGTTAAACTTCGCGGTCACACTTCGGCTCGCCGCGATTGCTTTGGCTGTATCGAGTGCCATAGCTGAAAACTCCTTCAAACAGGGTCACAAAAAACGCGACAAACCAAACTCAGGATGCTCTGGTTTCCAGATCCAAGACGCGGATCTGTAGATTCTTTACGACAGACAAAAGGCTGTTCCCTTCATCTTTGGTCGCGAAGCCGAACGGCGTGCTGCTCGTGAGATCCTGCAGTGCGTAATCCGGCGTTCCAGGTGCTGTATGGGTGATTGTCGTCAGTGCAGCAACTGGCAGGGCTCCAACGTTTACCGGATCAATCGATACGATCAACTTGGTGCTGCTGACATACTTTGTCACCATGCCAATCGGCACACTTGCCGAACTGATCGACACGCCAATTGTGTAGTTGTCTTCGGCATAGACCTTGCTGCCGACATCTGCTTGCGCAAAGCCGGTTCCAGTCAGCTCGAAATCGCCTTCTGACCAGACTTCAATGACGATGTCGCCTGCACTGCCACTGCTATTGTCGGCCTCCTCGACTGCAATGCCGACAAATCCGTTCACGCCCGTTGCCGTCACGTCGGTCGCGTATCCAGCCGCAGTCAAAAAGACCAGCGTTCCTTCGTAAATCTTCACCGATGCCGCGACAGGATAGGAACGTCGTGTGCCGTCCTGTCGCTTCACAATCTGATTTTCAGTCACGGCCATCGCCGCAGCTCCTTAGAAAAGAAAACAACAGGGACACAATCATGCCTTGCGGGCATGTTTCACATACTCTTCTTCCGACAGCCCAAAGGTCATTTTTTGGGATGCCAGTTCTCGGTATTCTGCACGCAAATCTGCATGCGGGTCGTTTTTCTGATTGTCGATGACGATTCCCAGTGCGGGGTTTTTCTGCGGCAAAATCAATGACAATGCTGACTGCACCTGCTCGACGCTGAACCCAGCATCCACAAATGCATTGAATTTGTCGCCACATCCAGCCAGATCACATAGAGCCCGGATCTGCTTGCATCGAATTCTTTCACTCTGTGCCAAATCTGCGGTTGCCGTGATGGCAATTTCCGGCACTCCAGATGCTGACAGGTCGGATACCGGTTCAGCTGGCTGCGTTTCTTCGGTATGTTCAGCCGCAATAGGCTGTTCATCTGCCGCCGTTTCCGTTGGCACCGGCTCTGTCTCTGGATTCTCAGGCATTGCCTGTTCTCCTCTGGTTGTAAAATAGCGGTCCAAGAAACTTAAAATGCGGCCCCGGACCACTTCAGGCTCCGCATCGCCAAAATATGTACTCAGCAAGGCCGTTGCCTGTGCTGGAAGGTCTCGCAAATCTGCCTCAAGTGAAAACATGCCGCCTCGTGTGGCAGCTGGATCATCCACCACATCACCGGCCTTGATGGCAGCAAATCGCATCGGCCACATTTCACGCTCTGCCTTTGGCTTCGCGTCGTTAGCAGCCTGGAATGCCTGCAGGTCTCCCTGGTCCAGTTTCGTCGCCAGACTCACGCCAAACGATTCCGGATCTGACTCTGCCAGATCCATAACGTAGTTACCAAGGTCACCCTGCGGGCTGGTAAATGCTGCGTCCGCAATGTGCAGGTCTCCGCGTAGCGTGTCGCCGTCGATCCGCAGATTCTTCCACCGTCCCAAATAGCTGCCCATGCCATCCGCTGACATATTCGGATGCGTAAATCGAGCTTTAAGCCCGTTTTTGCTTCTTGTGCTAAGCGACAACGCCTGATCGAGCGTCTTTGCATCAACTGCCCACGGTCTCACCTCGCTGTCGTTCAGAGTGCCGACCTGCATCAATGACGCGCCAAAAATGACGTTTGCCTTGCGATCAACTCGCACTGGCGGTGCAGGCAAGCGATCAGTTCGAAACATGCCAGGATCTGTCAGCGTTTGGATTGTCTTCATTTTGACTTATCCCTTGCTTCCATCTGTTTTTTGACTTTGCCGCTCCATGCTTTTCCGGGATCTCCGCCCCACAATGCCCACGCGATCCTGCCGTTGCTTGGATACCCTGGCTCTCCGGGACTGAACCCTTCTCCTTGTTTGTCCACCTCGTGGCGTGCAAAAAATGAAACCATGCGGATGATCGTGCTCGGGCTCATGGCTTTACCATTGCTCAGATCTCGTGCCCGTGCAATGCCGACAGCCGTTCCGCCTCGTTTGTGCTCACGTCGCCACTCGAGGCCCTGTTTCGCCTCTGCACGCACGCCTACAGGCGGACGGAAGTCAATCCCGGTATACTTCTTCGCGACGGCCAGCGTGGCGACGGTGCTGTAATCTGCTCCGCTGTCCTGTTCGTCGTCGTCTGGATCGTCTGGCATGTCCGGCTGGTCCAGCTCCAGATCCGCACGATAGGCCATCATCCTGGCTTCCATGTCAGCTTTTGCTCGTTGCTCACGCTCGATCTGTTGCAGTGTCTCGTCAAAGTCCCGGCCACGACTGGCGAGGCTTTCCGTTTGCGTCGTCAGGCCAGCTTCGATCGCTAAAATGTCGGCCTGTACTTCTTTTTGTGGATCAACCCACGGCCATCCCGGCGGAATCCATTGATGCTGCAGAAAATGATCTCGGTTTTCTTCGTACTTCACTGGATCAATAGGCAGCAATCCTTGGATCACGGCACGATCAATAAAGCGTGCCCATAGTTTTCGAAAGACTTGCTCGATGAGGATGCTTTGCCAGACCTTGAACGTGATGCGACCATCGATCAATGCCAGTCGTCCGCCGCTGTAATTGTTCGTGAATTGCTTTGCCAGCAACTCATATGGGTATCTCAATGATGCCGCAACGCCGTGCAATGCCCATTCAACATACGGCGCAAGCGTTGTGCCGGGACGTGCTGGATCGCTAAATGCGATCCCTTCGCCGTCTGCGAGGTATTGGATGCTACCAGGTGCCAAGTCTTCCAGATTGCTGCGGCTTCTTCCAGCCTCCGCAAGCGTCACGGGATCGGTTACGCCTGTGATGAATGCTCCATGACAAGCTGCGACCTGCTCAGCAATTAAATTTGCGTAAACGAAATCTTTCAGGTCTTTCAACTTTGCCATTGCTGGGGCCAGCCAAGGTGTTCCTCGCAATTGCCCTGGCGTCTGCTCCTCATAACAATGCAACATATCATCGAGACTGACTTCATCTTCTGTCAGATCGATTTGGTAACTGTCATACGGCAGACTACGACGCACAAACGCAGATACGGGCCTGTTTTGCTGATCAAGCCTAATACCAAGGCGTCTTCGTTCGTCTGG